TGGCAGAAGGACTTCATCACCCGCGCCAAACTCGGGCAGGAACTCAAGTCCGGCCGCGCCAAGGCGATCGGCGTTTGTTGCGGCACGCCAAGCGGTGGCCTGCTATTCGTCGACCACGACGGCAAATCCGCGTCTGGGCTTTTTGACGATTGGGGCATCCCGGTTAGCTCATTGCCGCCGTCATGGACCGTCACCAGTGGCCGCGACGGGCGGTTTCAGATCATCTACCAAGTGCCAGAGCACTACTGGGCAGAGATCCGCACCCGCAAGTACAAAACCGGCATCACCGATAGCGAAGGCAAGCCCGAGCAGGTTGAGCTGCGCTGGGATGGCTGCCAGTCCATCGTTGCCGGCGCGCACCCGCTGACCAGTGGCTATAGCTGGGTACCAGGGCGCTCCCCTGCCGATCTGGACATTGCCGAGGCACCGGCAGACCTGATAGCACGCATGCTGCGGCAACCCGTGCAGGCGCCATTGCCGTTGGTGAGTGCCGTTGGTAGCGATGATGCCACCCGTGCCCGCTCGTATCTGGAAGCGCTGCAGCCCAGCCGCGCTGATGACTATGACCAATGGCTGGAAGTGGGCATGGCGCTGCACAGCGTTGACGATGCCCTGCTAGCGGATTGGATCACATGGTCTGCGCAGTCCTCCAAGTTCAAGCCCGGTGACTGCGAACACAAGTGGCGCGGCTTTAAGTCCGGCGGTGGCATCACCCTTGGCACCCTTGGTCAACTAGCCAAGCAAGACGGCTGGCGTGGGCGGCAGCAACTGGAGCCTGTCCGCCGTGAGCGCCCTGCAGGTAAGCAGCCGCCGTCTGCGGTGAACCCGCAATTGCAGCCGATGAATGCTGCAGAGCTGCTCAATCTACTGCGGCACGGTGACAGCACCTACCGCTACAACACCTTCACCCAGCGTATTGAGGTAGACGGCGCACCTATTGAAGGTGCGGAGCGGTTTTACCTCACCTTGGCTGAGATGGGTTACAAGGTCTCCAAAGAGGTAGCCCTTGACTGCATTGTGCAGGTGGCTAACGAGTCGCCGTATGACCCAGTTGTCGAGTACCTCGACCGCGTTGCCGCAACGGTGGCGCCTGCCTACATCGAAGCGCTCGCGACTGGGTATTTGCGCCCTGGCGATACCCCTGGCACCATCTACGACGAGATGCTTAAGCGCACGCTGATCGGTGCTGTTGCCCGTGCCTATAACCCCGGATGCAAACATGACTCTGCCTGCGTCATCATGGGCGATCAGGGCGCCTACAAGTCATCGTTTTGGGCATGTCTCGGCCATGACTTTTTCAGCGATGCCTTGGGTGACATCAGCAGCAAAGATGACCTGATGGTGTTGCATAGGTCATGGATTATGGAGTGGGCAGAGCTTGACCATGTGACCAATCGCAAGCATGCAGGTCAGGTCAAGGCGTTTCTATCTCAAGCGGTTGATATGTTCCGTGTGCCCTATGGTAAGGCCACTGAGGCATTCCCAAGGCGTGGAATTATTGTCGGCACGACTAACCGCACCACCGGCTTTTTGGTAGATGAAACTGGCAACCGCCGCTTCTGGGTGATACCCACTACCAAGACGCAGGCGGACCAGATTGATACCGCCGCGCTATTACTGGAACGCGATGCAATATGGGCTGCCGCTGTTGCTGCATACCGCGCAGGTGAGACCAGCAGGCTGCCAATGCAGTACGAGGTGAAGCTATCTGAGGAGAATGAATCCTATGTGGTTGATAACCCTTGGCAGGCTGAAATTGAGGCATGGTTGCGTAGGCATGGTGAGATTGATTTAACTACTGAAAAGTTGCTTACTGAAGCCATCAAGAAGCCCGTCGAGCGCCAGACCAAAGCGGACCAGATGCAGGTTGCGGACGTGCTCAAACGGCTTGGGTACAGGCGGTACCGCAGCGGCAAAGGGTCGAGCAGGGCTTACGTCTACCGGAAGTAGTACCCCACCTAGGTGGGGCGGGTACCCCACCTTGCGATCGCTGAGATACCTTGCGCTGCAACCGATTTGAGGCAGGTGCCCCACCTGTCCCACGTCCCACCTCGGTCTCAAACTTCCCTACGTTCCCCTTCGTGTCCCTCTATTCCTTTATTTGTTTTGATATAGGTAGGGTTAGGTAGGGTACGTGGGGAACACCCGCTCTGTGACTGGGTTTTGGCGGTACCCCACCCCGTCCCACCTTGCCTTTAGGTGGGGAACTCCCTTACGGTGACTGGATGAAAGAAGTCAAAGTCAGGTTTGAGCCTGCAGACCTCATGGCGCTGGACCAGCAAGCGGCTATGGCAGGCGTCAGCCGCAGCGAGTTGATCCGCAGTCGGGCGCTTGTGTCGAATTGCGACAGTGGCCTTACCGTGGCGCGTTACCACCGGCTAGTGTCTGACGCGCTAGCCAATGTGCGCGGGGACATCCCACGGCGCATGGTTGAGCAGCTTGTCGCTTATGTCATTACATGGATCTCATCAACATCGCAGCCAAGCAGCAACCCGTGATCAACCGGCTCCATGACACCATGGAGCACGCGCTTGCATATGCAGCCGCTATCCGCGACAATGCCCAAGATGACCAGATGCCTATTCCGGCTGAACTGGTCAGCTCGTTTGAAGCCGATTACCACCGGCTCATTTCCATCCTTACCGAAGCCGCCACATGAAACTCATCACCACGCAGGCTGATCTCAGCTATGCCCTACGCACCATTGCTCCAGCCATCAGCACCAGCAACAGCCACCCGATCCTGAGCTGCTGCCTGATTGCTGCCGATGGCGCAACCATGACCGTCACCGGCTTCAACTTGGAGCTTGGCATCACGGTGTCCGTACCGGCAGCAGTAGACACCGCTGGCACCGCGGCGCTGCCGTATCGCTTACTGGCGGGTCTGGTCAGTCGCATGGACGATGGCGAGCCTGTGACCCTCTCAGACGGCGCTGTGACCGCCTCCAGTGGCTCTTACGGGCTTGCGGTGGGTGATGCAGCCGATTACCCCGCCATGCCTGTTGTAGAGGCTCCTAGCGCAGAGCTGGACCTGACCGCTGGCGTGCGCGCCTGCATGATTGCTGCCAGCACCGACGCTAGTAAGCAGATTCTCCAAGGCATCCACATGGCAGCTGGCTTCATGGAGGCCACCGATGGCCACCGCATGATGCGTGTGCCTGTAGCGTTGCCGGACGGCCTTGATTTGATACTGCCCGCTACCACCATGAAGCTGCTGCAGGACCGCACGGTCACAGTGGCTGCAACAACCGGTCAGGCCGTCATCGATGCAGGTGACGGCATTACTATCTACAGCCGCCTCCTTGATGGCAAATACCCCGACGTGGCAGCGCTGGTGCCTGCCAGCTTTGAGCACACCATCACCCTTGACCGGCACCGCTTCACCCGTTGCCTAGAGCGCGTTGCTCTGATCGCAGAAGCGCACAACTCCTTCGTCAAGTTGGTGGCTGCCTCTGGTGCCCTTGCCATCACAGCAGAAGCCGATGCCAATAACGGCAAGGAGCTGATCACCTACGAAGGCACCGCCGCAGGTTCATGGGCGTTCAACGTGCATTACCTGCTCGATGGCCTTAAAGCCATGCGGCAGGCGGAGACTGTTACACTGTCGGCCAATAGTGCAACGACGCCAGTCGTGCTAACGCCGACTAGCATGACAGGGCAGACGTATCTCATCATGCCAATCCAAATTCGGGAGTAATACAATGGCGCGCAAGTGCAACAATACAGAGTCGGAACAGCGCACAAATGCTGTCTATGACTTGCTCTTGCGCGCTCATAGTAGAAAGCAAATCATTCAATTTGCCGCGGAAAACTGGGGGATAGGTGATCGTCAAGTTGATTCTTATATTGCCCGCGCTCGTGATCTCCTGTCTGCTGATGCCAAGATGGAACGCTCTCAGTGGCTTGAGGCTGCGGTTGCACGAGCAATGGAATACGAGCGCCGCGCTGCCGAGAAGGATCAGCTCAATACTGCGCTGATTGCACTGGACAAGCAAGCCCGTCTTCTGCGGTTTGAGATGTCGTGAGCCTGATATCAGGCATCTGTGAACCAGTGCCGCTGCTTGCGTTTATGCAGCAGCAGACGCCAGAGGATACGGGTGACTTAGTTGCTCGCATCCGCGCTGACCTACACCCCGGACAGCTTGCGTTTGTGGATGACACCGCAACGCAGATTCTTGGTATCAGTGCTGGCTACGGCGCGGGCAAGACACGAGCGCTATGCGCTAAAGCCGTGATGCTGGCTGCGGTCAATCAGGGCTTTATTGGCTGCGTCATGGAGCCGACCGGACCATTGATTCGGGATATTTGGCAAACGGACTTCGAAGCGTTCTTGGAAGCGTACGACATTCCGTACACATTCAGGGCGTCGCCGCTGCCGGAGTACATGCTGCACCTGCCAGGCGGTGACACCAAGATCTTGTGCCGCAGCTTTGAGAACTGGTCCCGCATCATCGGTCTGAATCTTGCATGGGTACTGGCTGATGAGATCGACACCGTGACGCCCAGCATTGCCAATAAGGCATTCCCTAAGATCCTCGGCCGCTTGCGGTCTGGCAATGTCCGGCAGTTTGGCGCGGCATCAACGCCAGAGGGGTTCCGCTGGATGTGGAACACGTTCGGCAGCGATGAGGCCAAGCAGCGGCCAGACCGGCAGCTCATCAAGATGCGCACGGCGGACAACCCGCACCTGCCGCCGGACTTCATCGAGCGGCTGGAGGCCAACTACGATCCGAGCCTGCTACGGGCGTACCTCGACGGCGAGTTCGTCAACCTGACAACTGGGCAGGTGTATGACCGCTTTGATCGGGCGAAGCATGTTACGGCCGCTGTGCCCGATATCACCCGCGAACCGGTGCGGGTTGGCATTGACTTCAACGTGGGCAACATGTCTGCGGTGATAGCCGTCCGGCTGAACAACGGCCTGCTGGTGATCGACGAGATTGCAGGCGCCCATGACACCGACGCCCTAGCGCAAGAGATCCGCAGACGGCACCCGCAGCAGCAGGTCTACATCTACCCAGACGCCAGCGGTGGCAGCCGCAGCACCAACGCAAGTCAGACCGACATCCAGATCCTCGAGTCCTACGGCATGTCAAACCAGTCACCACGGAGCAACCCGCCAGTGCGTGATCGGGTAGCAGCCGTGCAGGCGCTGCTGGAGAACGGCAAAGGGCAAGTGCGGCTGCAGGTGGCGCAAGGTTGCCGCCGCGTGATCGAGTGCCTAGAGCTGCAGTGCTACAACGACAAGGGCGAGCCGGATAAGGACGCGGGCTTTGACCACATGAACGACGCCCTCGGCTATCTGATCTGGCGTGAGTTCAACCCGCTGCACGCTGGCGCTGGCCGCGGCACTGGCGTCAGGCTTTACTAGGGTTGACCACGGCGGCAGGCGGTGGTATCTTTTGCTCACGGCCAGCACGGCCGCCCACCTACCATCTCAACCATGACCACCAATCCTTGGATTAATCGCTGCGCAGCTCTGGCGCTGCTGTTCATGATGTACGCCATCGGCATCAGCGTCGGCCGTGATCAAGCCGCCGAGGCACATCACAACCACCCAGCATGCCATCAACGCGTAAACTGACACCATTGTCAGCAGTTAGCGGCCGTGTATAGCGGGTACAACTTCTATGATCGGCCGCTAGCACAGCGCACTGTATCTAGGGTTAATGACCCCAATACAAGCTGGTACGCGCAAGAACCGCATTGGATCCTGATCGAAGATCTACTGCAGGGCACCTACGGCATGCGCAAAAAGCATCGCCGCTATTTGCCGCAAGAGCCGCGCGAGTTAGACGAGTCCTACGACAACCGCCTAGCCCGTAGCGTATGCCCGCCGTACTACATGCGCCTAGAACGCATGTTGGCTGGCATGCTGACCCGTAAGCCTGTGCGGTTGGATGACACCGCTGACATCATCCGTGAGCAATTATTTGACGTAGACCTGCAAGGCAATGACCTTAATGTCTGGACCTATGAAACAACCCGTAAAATGGTCCGCTATGGCCATGTTGGTACATTGGTGGATGCACCAGCTAATGGGGGTAGACCCTATTGGGTGACATACACGCCACGACAAATCCTTGGCTGGCGCACCGAGACGCAAGAAGGCAAGCAGGTGCTGACGCAGTTGCGGCTGGCGGAAGTGGTCACGGTGCCCGATGGCGAGTTTGGCGAAAAAGCAGTCGAGCAGGTGCGCGTGCTGACGCCTGGTGAGTACCGCATCCACCGCAAGCAGGACAGCGGCGAGTTCACCGTCGTCGATGAAGGCCGCACAAGCCTTAGCGAGATCCCGTTTACCATTGCCTACGCGCAACGGCATGGCTTCATGGAGTCACGCCCACCGCTTGAGGACATCGCAGAGCTGAACCTAAAGACCTACCAAGTGCAGTCGGACCTTGACAACCAGCTGCACATTTCGGCAGTGCCGATGCTGGCGTTCTACGGGTTCCCGTCAAGCGCTGAAGAGGTGTCAGCAGGACCGGGCGAAGCGATCGCGTTTCCGGCCGAAGGACGCGCTGAATACATCGAACCGCAAGGCCG